TCGTGCCCGGTGTCATCGGCGGCAGGTCCGCGAAAGCGATCGCGGCCAAAAGCAGGGCGCCGATTGTCATAAGGATACAGGTCAGTTTTCTCATCGCGCCCTCCTTAGTAGCTGATCCAGACGCGGACGGTCGAGCTCGCCCCGGTCGTCTTCATCTTCAGCGTCCTGAACGGGATGTTCACGTTTGCCAGGCACTCGCCGGATTTGATGTAGGTGTCGGTCGCAGTGTCCACCGCCGTCCCGTCGAACGAGAGGTAGAGCTGGCCTGTGCCGTCGTTGCTGATCACCCACTGAACGGCATTGTGAGACGCCGGCACCGTGACGGTCGTGTCAGCCGAGGTGAGGACAGTGTACGCGGCGGGTGTGTAGCCCGACAGCGGGGCGGTACGCCATGTGGCCGCCACCGAAACGATGGCGATGATGAGGATCGCCGTGATGAAGAGCATCCGTTTTGAGTTTACGAATTTCATTTAAACCTCCTTGGCAATAGCCGAAATGTTTTGGGATAGTCCCCAGCCGCCGTCTGCCGGTATCGGCATGGGGGTCTCGGGTTCTATGTAGGTGATCGGGAACAGTGTCCCTTCGTCATAGGCCGCGCGCAATGCCGTTTCCGCCGCCGCCTGAAGGGCAAGGACGGCCGACGCGTTCACCGCGCTGTAATAGCGCAGGTTGACGGTCAGCCTTCTGTGCGCGTGGGACAGGTCGCTCTTCCCGGGCGACCTCAGCGCGATGAGTATACAGGGGTATTCAGGGGGCCGGTCCTGCTGTTCTACGGCAACGCGCCCCGAGACGATTGCCGCGACAGCGGCATCGTTCAGCAGGCAGTTCCGCACCTGGGCGAGGGGGTCAGCGTAATTCACTTCTCAGCTCCTGGCCGGCCGCCGACAGCGCGGCCGATAGTCGCGGGTACAGCTCCTTGACGCCCGCGGCCTTCGCGGGGGCGAGGAAGGGATGCGGCAGGGTGCCGTGCTGGTAGATGTGCCACCTTATCGCGTAGGCGATGTGCGCCATCGTTGCCAGGCCCCTCGTTCCGGCAGTCTTCTGTGACGCCCCGATCCCCCGGTGCTTCATCCACTCGAGGATTACCTTGACCGGCGGCATGTACTTGTCGTGCCCCGCCGCCGGGCCGGTGCCTTCTTCCTTGAATCGCCCGTAAGGGCTCGTGCAGATCAGCTTCGATATGACCTTCCCGTCCGCGATCTCGGTTTTCCCATCGATTTGCCGGATAAGCTGCGCCGTATCCTTGGGGGCATTGACTTTCGCGGTCTCCACCATCATGATGGTGATGTCGTCCATCGCCCTGAAGACCCGGTCGGTGAAGATTATCCTTACCCGCGCCATATCGAAGCGTCCCGTCATGACGCCTCCCTCAGCTCGATCCGCACGTGCCCCGCCCCGAAGAGCGTCCGCCCCTTCGTGATTGTAAAATCGCGGTAGGTGACGCTTCCGGCGGTTATTGTCGAGCCGTCCGGGATCCCGGTCTGGTGGTCGCAGATCGCGACCTGTCTTACCGAAGCGTCCAGCCCCATCTCGCCCCACTTCTGGGCGTCGTAACTCATCAGATAACAGGGGATGTTCACGTGTGTTTCCGTGTAGGTCGGCTCTCCCAGGTCGTTGGGTGTCCCCGCCGTTCTGAGGTTGAGGACGATGATGTCTTTCAGGTAGTCCGTGAGGTATTCTTTCATCTCGACTTCACGCACTTGCCGCCGGTCAGGAGCGCCGCGACATCCTTGTCCATGCCCTGCTGGACGAACTTGATCGTGTAATCCCCCAGGGTTTCCTCGGTGACTCCTTCCGCCACCCGCTCGCGCGCGCTGAAATGCCGCCACATCCTGCTGGCCAGCATCAGGGACGCTTCCTTGACCGGGGCGGGAATGTCCGCCGAGGCATAGCCGTGGTCGACGTCGAACACTATCGGAACATCCTCCGCCACCGAGAAGGGCAGGATCACCCGCCCCCATGTGGTCCGGACGATATCCGCCAGTTGCGCCTCGGTAAGGTCTTCCCCGTCAACCGTGACCGAATTGACCGCGTTCACCGGATGACAGGGCAACAGGTACCTGTCGGTCCCGTTGCCCTCCATCTCGATCTCGTCGGCCTTGTGCTCGTCGAAGTCCCGGCGGCAGAACGAGTCGACCGCCAGCTTCGCCCTGCTCAGCAGCAGTGTGCGCTGGCTGGTCGTGGGCATGGCTGCCGCGGGGTCATCGAGCAGCAGCCTTGCCTGGTATTCTGCATCCGAGCAGTAGGCCATTATTTCCCTTCGTCAGCCTTGGGCGATGCGGCCTTGGGCGCGGAGACGATCTCCCACCGCTTTGAATCCTTGGCCTCCTGGGCCTCTTCCGGCGTCGCCATTACCTCGGCGCCCTTCTTGAGGCTTTTCATTCCCGTGAGCTGGCTTCTTTCGCTGAAAGCCAGCAGTCTTATCTTGACCAGATCGTTCTTTGCCATTTCAGGCTCCTTTCCGGCTTAAATGGTCCTGGTGCCGAGCACGCAGGCGTCGAGCACTTCCGCGTGTCCCGCCCTCAGGCTGATCGTCAGTTCGATCATCTGGGCGCGGGGCTTCCTCTGCCTTTCGACGGTCATCCTGCGCTTCATGCCGAGCCAGAACGCCTTGTCATGGGCGAGGATCGCCTTCTGTGCCGCGAGTTTGACCAGCCTCTTGCACTTGATCCCCTGGTACAGGAGGCCGCCGTTCATGGATTCCGTGAGGGCCTTGTCGCCCATCTGCGTGTTTCTCGCCTTGTAGACCTCCCACAGCTCGTTGAACTCGTCCTTGGCGAGCCAGAACGTCAGCTCTTCGGGGTTGTCGAAGTTCTCGGGAATTTCGCCGTACAGCCCGGTCAGGAACTCGGTGACCGTCTGCACCGCCCCCGGAGTGTATGTTGCTCCGCCGGCGGTCAGGAGTTTCACGGCGCCGTCGAACATCTTGAGGGTTTTGTTCCCGCTCGTCGTGTCGCCGTTGATGATGGCGTGCTGCAGGTCCTTGCTGACCCCCTTCATGGCGAGGTCGCCGATCAGGTTGTCGAACTTTGCGTTGGCCGCCGCCTCACCGATCTCGCCGGGGTTCCTGCCTATGGCGTCTTCGAGGACGCTGTAGGGGATGTTGACGGGATAAATGCCGTTGACCGTGGTGATCTGCGCCTTCCCGTTCGTGAACTCGACGATGTCCGTGGGCTCGGTGCCTTCCGCGGCCTCGATGAGCTGGTCGTCGGCGATGCCGATCGTCGGGATGTCCATCGGCTCCCCGCTCTGGATCAGCATGCACCCGTTGGATGCGATCTTTTCCAGGAGGGGGGTTGCCTCCTTGCCCGACGTGGTGATGAAGTCCCGGAGGCTTTCGGCCGGCACTTCTCCTCCGCCCGACAGGTCGATGGATGATGCCCTCGCGAAAAACCTCTTGAGCTGCTGGTCGATGTATTCCTGGATCTTGTCCATGATGCCTTCTCCTCTCTTAGTCGGTCACGGCGCCGATGAATGCGCCGCGGTACTTTGATTCCGGGACCTTTGCCCCGGCGCCCTGGACCGTTTCCTGGGATTTTCTCTGGGCGGCCATCGCATCGAGTTTGGCTTCCAGCTCGGTGATCTTCGCCGCCTGCGCCGCCATGGTCCTTTTCGTTTCCTCGTCAGGCTGGGTTGTGACTGCGGCATCTTTTTTCGGCTCGACAGGTTCGACCGCCGCGATCGCGGTGTCCATCCCCGCGAGGGCCTCGGCTGAAGCTCCCGCCGCCGCCATGTCGGCGCGCGCCTGCTTCAGGGCGTCGTACTTGTCCTTCGGCATCGCCGCCCTGGTTGCCGTTTTGGCTTCCTGCGCCGGTTTCTCCTCGGTTTTGCCCTTATCCTTGCCTCTCGAGAACAGGCGCGTCAGAATGTTGCCGACGCCTTTTTCGATCTCCTGGTCGAGTTGCTCTTTGGTGAATTCCATGCTGGTAACCTCCATTCTCCGTAATTCGGATGGTTGTTCATTGAATAGCTGATAGAATTTTGAAAGGTTTTTGTAAGCCTCTTCCCGCTCCGTAACGGACAGCCCTAGGTCGCCGTTGGCCCCGTTCAGCCCGGCCATCGCGGCCACACAGCCGTGGTAGAAAAGGGTCAGCTTGCCGTCGACCATGCGCGCCACCGGCAGCTTGTAGGCGCTCTTGTCCTCGCCCGATCCGATCAGGCAAGCGCGCTCCATGCCCGCCCAGCCGAGGGCCGCGACGATGGCGTCGCAGTCGTCCTTCCAGTCGAACGTCCAGCCCGCCTCCTTGTCGGCGAGGCCGAGGTCCGCCCGGCTGAACAGGGAGATCTGCGCGTCGGGATTCGAGGGCCTGTCCACGAGCGAGAATTCGATGATGCTGTACCGCGTGAAGACGAAGACATCCTTGCCGTTCCTAGTCTCCCAGTGGCCGTCGTAATCCTCGGCGAACCGCAGGCTGAACCCTTTGTATAGCCCGGCTTCCGCCTTTTTGATCGCCTCGGCGCCCACAATCTTCGCCCCCAGCCGCAGTTCGGTATCCGTCAATTCCATGCACGGGACGCCGCCGATCACCTCGGGGTTGTGCATGTCGCGAAGGTTGCGCCATTTGTCGTACTCTTTGATCGCCTCGCGGGTCGCGTCGATCGAGAAGGCGGTATCGTACGAATCTACAGCTTCCGAAGTGCCTGTCCCGAACGCCCAGAGATGGTCCCCCTGGCGGACGAAGCTTGCAGGGTAGTATCTGCTTGTAAGCTTGACCGGTAGTGTCTTCGGCTGCACCATACACAACCTCCAACCCGAGCATAATGGAGGTTGTCGCCATCCGTCTAACAACTATGCGTCTTATGCGATTTAACTGTAGATTTTAAGCGGCGTTCTCTTCAGGAAGTTCATTTTTCGGTTCGATGACGGCAACCCAATAGCAATCTCCGTTCGGATGCGGACACATCGGCAACGTCATGGCGACCTCAACGGCATACTCCCCCTCATAATCTCCACAGGCGCATTTGCCGTCATATCCCGGCCCCAGCACCCACCGCACCTTTTTCACGCGGCCCTTATAACCCTGGAGGCGTGCGGCATTTGCAGCTTTCGACAGTTCCGTCCTCGCGATTCTCCGGGCTTCATAATTGGTCAGCGTGGACATTTTTTTCAGCCGCTCCGCCGCCTGGCTCACCGTTTCCCCCAGCCTTTGCGATTCGAGAAGCGCCTGCTTGGCGTTGCCCGCGATCTTGGCGGCCGTGGACTTCGACAAGGCTATTTCCTGCTTTTCCAGTATCTTGATGAGATCCTCGTCGATGGAAGAGAATTCAATCTCGATTCCGAGCTCTGATCCCGCGTCGTCCAGCCCCGCTTCCAAAGCCTTCTTGAGATTGTCCAGCATGGCTTTCTCTAGGTTTTTCCACAGCTTGTCTTCGAGGGCGGCAATCGCCGCCTCCTTGTAGACGACCTTGTTGTTCTCGTATTTGACGACCTTGGCGAGGTCAGCCGTCCAATCGCTTACCAGCTTTTCCAGCTTGGCGGTCAGCTTGTTGATGAGCCCCTGCGGGACAGCCCCCTTCGCCCGGCATTGATCCGGGTCGAGCAGGCCGCATCCGCACAGGCACTGCTCAGTCAGGCTCAGTAGCCGGTTCAGGTCGTCGGTGGTCGTCTTCATTATGGTCTCTTGCCCTCGATATCTCCGCCCTGATCGCCATCAGGTTGTCGATCAGCCGTCCGAGGGTGGGCGTCCCCTGCATCTTCTCGAGATCCTCCAGCGCTACCGGCCCGAGGTTTGTCATCAGGTAATGCTTGTCTCCCTCCGGCCCTATTCCTTTGTCGCCCAGCTTCGCGAGGGTTGTGTTTATGTTACGCGCTCCCCACTTGAGCAGCAGGTCTTCGGCCTGTACCTGCTCCAGGAAGCTGCTGATGCTGTCCTGCCTGAACCCGTAGCAATATCCCTTGTCCGCGACCAGTTCCCGTCCCACAACGGTCAGGCGCTTCAGATGCTTGCGCAGGTAAGGCTGGATCACCATGAACCTGAATGTGGCGTCTTCCTGCATCGCGGTGGCATAATTGCTGGCGGTCAGCGACACTTTGGTCGGGGGAACGGTATAATTCGCAAGAACCCTGTCCCTCAGCGTCTTTTCCCCTTCGGTAAAGCTCGCGTCGGTCATCTCCTGCGCCATCTTATGGATGGCGCTCCCGGCGGGGACATTTTCCAGGAGGGCGATCACGCTGGCATACTTCCCGGCGGCGATACCCCTCAGTTCCTCCTTGAACCGTTTTTTCCCTTCCGGGTCCAGCTCGCCCTCCAACATCAGCAGGAGCGGCGAGAGCCCGCCTTTTCTCAGGAGCTGGGTGTTGTAGTCGTCCTGCGCGTTCAGCCTGTCGCCGGTATTCACAAGCCCGGCAAGAGGCGAGTCGGCCGTATACCGCCCGGCCGGGTCGTATTCCCGGATGATCATGAGTTCCGGCAATTTGTCCTCCCGGCCCTTGGGTGTGTATTTGCCGAATGTCCTGATCACGGTCCCGTTCATATCTATCTGGTCGTAGAGCTTGTCCTTTCGCTCCCGGATCGTCACCGCCGGCACATGGTACCAGGCGGCCGGCATTCGTTTCGTGTCCCTCGCGATCTCGAAGCAGGCATAACCTAGAATGCCGAAATCCTTGACGCAGGCGGCCATCCTTTCGGAAGACGTCGTCCAGTCCTCATCGTCTTTTTCAAGGAAGTCCGTCAGAATCTGCATGAGTTTCGGATCGGCCTGGGCCTTTGGGTCGTCGGCATCGAACACGCATCTCACTTCCGATGCCTCGATGCCCTGCTTGATCGCCCTTACCACGCCCTTGATCCACGGAGCGCTGTAATATACCGACACCAGCTCCCACGGGTCGGCCAGCATGTCCCGGTATTTGCCGGGGCAGGACAACCCTTCCTTGCCGTCATCCTTCCCTGTCCGGGGATTTACGGCCCTCTTATTCTTCTTGCCGACGCCGATCAGCGAACACTGTATCGATTTTCCCTTTTCTGCCATTTACCGCCTCACAATCTGGTGAACTTGATCTTTTTCCGGTAGCCCCCGCGCTGTTCCATCGCCCCGGACAGCGAGTCCGGACCGTCGTCGTGCTCGCCGCCGTTCTCCTCGAACGCATATAACTGTTCCAGGAGAAGGGGAGTGTCGCCCACCTCCCGGAAGAACACCAGGTCGCCGTTGTCATGCGGGGCGACCATCCGCTGTATGCGCAAAGACTTTTTCTCCGAATGATAATCCAGTTTGATCGGCAGGAAGTGCCCCCGCTTCACCGCCGCGTCGTCGAAATCCCTCTTCAAAAACCGCTGGAATCCGTTCGCTTCGAGCCCGTACAGCCGGGGGTGCAGATCCTCGTCGAACTTGTAGGCCGCCCCCACCATCATGGCATTCGTGGCGTGCCTGATCCACACCCCGCAGACATACTCCCGGTGATCGCCCGGCAGCTTGCCGGTCACGATGATGCTCTTGAAGTCCCCGTGCCGTGATTCCAGCACCGAGGGGTCGATATAGGCGATCTTGTCTTCCAGCCTCGGGATGATGGCCGGGTCGCCGAAATGCGTCATCTCCGGCCGGAAATAATGCGTATCATCCACCGGGGCGCACAGCATTTCACGGGCATAACGTATCCACCCGATCTCCTTTTTGAGCGCCTTCAGCTTCTTGTCCGGCCATTTTGCCGGCCAGGTCGAATGGCCGTTCTCGTCCTCTGACGGGAACTTGCACCGCTTCCAGGCTATGTAGTCCGGGTGATACAACATGTGGCCGACGACGCCCGAACGCCCCATGAGGTTAGCCACGCAGATGAGCTGCCATCCCGTCGCCGCCATCCTCGGCCTGACGGTCGAGTGGACCCAGTTCAGGGTTTTCGCCGTCCTGCGGGAGGAAGAGGCGATCTCCTCGTCCTCGATGTCGTCCAGGACGACGAGGTCGGGGCGGTACTGCCGCCACTTGATGCCCCTGAACGCCTGCCCGGCGCCGCGGGCCACCACCCTGATGTCGTTACTCGTCACAAAATCGTTGTCGCTCCACTGGTACCGCCCTTGTAAACTGCCGAAATCCTCGAGTATCCGCTCGTTGTCGCTAAGTTCCAGTTTGATGAGCTGCGTCGCCTGCGCCGCGATGTCCTCTGTCATCGAGGCTATTACGATGCAGTGATGCTTCCGGAACAGGATGCACCAGAGCACATACCCCAGCGTGACGATGGTGGATTTCCCCCAGCCGCCCGCCGCGACGATCAGGACCTGCCTCTCCATGGTCTGCACCGCCCGCGTCATTTCTTTGTGCTGGCCGGACAGCGCCGTGTCGAAGTAGTGCGGCAGATAGGTCGCGAGATAATACTTGAAGTCCTGCTCCGCCTCCCGCTTGCGCCTGTCCTGAGCCGCCGGCGAATTGTCGGGGAACGCCTTGACCTCGGTCCGGAGCGCCGCCCGGACCTCTTTGAATTTGAGCTCGAACTCTTTATGAGTGAGCTGAGCCACTTAGAGCCCCGCCTGTTTCCGGCGCTGTTCGATGAAGGTGTTGATGTGCGGGTCTATCTTGTGCAGCAGTTCAGGTTCGGCGCATTTCAGGTATTCGACGAATTTCAGCATGGCGAACATGATGCCGCGCAGGGTCTGCTTGTCCGCCCTCAGCGCCGCCACCGCCTTGGATGTCGTCAGAATCACCCTGGCCGCGTGCTCGGTCAGGTCGTTATTGTTGCTCTGTATGCTGAGGATATACTCCATCAGCCTGTTCTCAAGCACGTCCGCCGCCCGGTCGGTAGAGGTCGTCAACGCCTCGCGCTTCTGGTCCCAGCGGTCTTCAAGGCCCCATTGCAGGACATTGGCCACGGGCACGCGGAAGAAGTCGGCGATCTCCTGCGCCTCGTTGTTCTCATAGACGAACATGTACTCGGCCCGGCGCCGCATCTTGATGTCGCGTAACTTGTCGAATGCGGTTGTGGGGTAGGTCACCCGGTATTTCGGGGCGGGGTCGGCCGTCGAATGCGGCCTGGACCTTTTCTTCCCCGCCTTTTTTGCATCCGGCCCGTTGCTCATTCAGCCTCCATCTGGAGCATAGCCGGAGTATACCCGTCCGTCTAACAACTATGCGGCTTATGCGAACTAAATATGAGGCGCGGAGAACCGGGTTGGAAACGGAGGAGGGGGAGTACGCGGGTAAAGATTAACGGCGACAGAGAGATAGGGGGATATGGAACGTCGCGGTTTCGGGTTTTTTAAAGGACGCGCCGCCTGGGGCCAAAATGGGCGGCTTGGTCTTTTCCGGATAGGGGAAAGGCCTTGCCCGGCCCTTTCGTCCTTCCACGGGCCGCACAGCGCGCAGGCGGCCATAAAAAAAGCCCCCTTCCGGGGGCTGGAAAGAATCCGTCACAGGCTGGGTATGATCCCTAATCGCTTTTTTGACTCTATATGGCGATTCTTGCTGAGTAGGGGCGTTGCATTACTGGGACCACACCCGGGATGCATACATAAGGCGGTATACTTGGATTTGTCCCTGCATAATATCACTACTGCCAAATCTGGACCGGATTGCACAATCATCTGCGTCCCGGGTTTGTTTTCAAAAATGAATCCATCAGTAGATAATAAGGCTTCTCCGCAGGGGCACGTCACGCCGTCGAATTCGCCATACGGCTGTGGCTCCCATAACAATCTTTTGGCCGGCCTGAACCAATACCCCCCGACCAACTTGATTGCCCCTCTTGGCGGCTTGTGTTGTTTGTCCGGCTTAATCACCCATCCAAGAACCTGCGTCATATACGCTCCTTCTTCGGGGTAGGGTATAGCTGCCTAAAATCTGCACTGCCATACGGGGCAACACTGATCTTGCAGCCGGTCATTATGCCCCTAACCCTTTCTACTCCATCCTTTCTTTCAATCCACAGCCATCTTCTTTTCTTTTGCTGTTTTCTCTGCCGTCGCGCCTTGCTCACCTTCCGCCTCCTGCCCCTATTCTATCACTTTCCTGCATTTCCTTCAGCCATCAGCCTTCAGCCTTCAGCCTTAGAAGAGGGGGGCGGTCACCCGCCCCCCTCGCCTCCGGCGCCCTTTAAAGGATCCTTTTGTGCCCTGTTGCCGGAGGCCGCATTGTCGAGTCTCATCTGTTTCCCGATCCTACCGCCTCCTTTCTTTGCTGGTTGCGCGCCGGATTCTTTCCAGCGCTCGAACATTTTCTCTTCGCACTCGTGGCAGAGGATCATCCGCTTGCCCTTGTGATACCGTTCCAGCCGCTGGTGCGCGGTAATTTCCTTCTGGCAGTAGTCGCACCGGTAGGTTTCCTCCGCCGACATATTCACGGGTTTGCCCCTGTGTGCTTCTCCCGCGCCTGTCTTTCCTGCTCGCGGATGTACGCGTCCGCCTCTGCCGCCGACTTGATCGTTCTGCCCGTCGGCTTCTTCTCCCCCTTATTTTTAAGGGGGCGGGGGGATTTTCCTTCTGCCTTCGCCCTCCGCGTATACTTCCGCTTGGGCTTGGCTTCCCCCTTATTTTTAAGGGGGACCGAGGGGGATTTTCCTTCTGCCTTCGCCCTGCGCGTGTACTTTCGCTTGGGCTTTTCTTCCCCCTTATCTTTAAGGGGGGCCGAGGGGGATTTTCCTTCGGTTGTTGCCTCGGCATCTGGGTATTTGACTGACAAAGCGCCGACCACCACGCCCAGGATGTAATTGAACGCCATCTTTCTGTCCAGTTCCGTCGCCCCCGATGATACTTTGTCAACGACGAGCATTCCCAGGGCAGTCAGTCCGGTCATCTCTGCGATGTCCTTAATCGGCCGCTTCGGGCGTCAGGGGCGAATCGGGGTTCAGCCCGCCGACATACCACTTGTATGTGGCTTCTCCGGTGCTGATTCCCATTACGATCATCCCTGCCCCTATTTTGTGGGAGGCCGTAGAGATCGTCACGTTGTCCGATGTCGCCACC